AGCACGGCATCCCGAAAAAGGTGCGCGACTTCTGCGACAGATGGGAGCGCGAGGTGCTGACGCCGTGGTTTATGGAGGAACAACGCAAAAAGTTCGCTGAAACGAACAAAGTGGACAAGAAAGCGAGGAAAGGCGCATGAGCGAAACAATGGAAATGGCCGTGGCCGACGAGGTGCGCAGCATCACCGCCATCACGGACGAGATCATTTTTTACAAAAATGTCGGCGGACTGGCCGTCATCGAGATTGGCAAGCGGCTGATCGAGGCAAAAGCACAGCTCAAACACGGGGAATGGCTGCCGTGGCTGAGCGAAAAAGTGGAGTTTTCGGAGACGAGCGCGCAGCGATTTATGCAGCTTGCGAGGGAGTACGGAAATACCTCACTGGTGGGGGATTTGGGGACCTCGAAAGCCTTGGTATTACTGGCTTTGTCGGCATCTGAGCGAGAGAATTTTGCAAGCGAAAAACACGTTGTCAACGGGGAAGAAAAAAGCGTTGCCGAGATGAGCAAACGCGAGCTTGAAGAGGCCATCCGGCAGCGCAAGCTCGCTGAGCTGGAACGCGACAAGGTGCAGCGCGAGTTGGACGAACAGCGCAAGGCCAATGAGGAGGCCGCGGCGGAAGTACAGAAGGCGCAGGACGCGGCGGACGCCGCCCGCGCCGAGGTGGAGAACGCACAGGGCACGGCGCTGGCCGCGCAGGAGCGCGCGGCGGCACTGGAACGCGAAATGAAGGAGCTGCGTGAGAAGCCTGTAGACGTAGCCGTGCAGACCGTGGACGCGAGCGAGGAACAGATCGCGGCGGCGGTGAAGGAGGCGGAACTTTCCGCCAAGGAGAAGATCGGCAAGAAGGCCGAGGAGTTGAAAAAGGCCAGAGAGGACCTGGCACAAGCAAAAGCGGACGCGCAGGCCGCGGCAGAAAAGGCCGAAAAGGCAGAGGACGAGGCGGCGGCGCTGCGCGCTGAGCTGGACAAGGCCAGAAAAAGTGCTGCGGCGATGGACAACAAGGCGCTCGCGGAGTTTGCCGTCCTGTTCCGGCAGGCACAGGAGACAGTGAACCGCATGACGGAGATCGTCGACGAACTGGATGAGGAAAGCCGCCCGAAGATCTACCGCGCGCTGGGCGCGCTGCGGGACATGATCGCCGAAAAGGCAGGTGAGGGCGCGTGAAGCGCAGCGACTATCTGAAACTCTGCGTGAGCGCGGCGATGCTCAGCTACCGCAAGCCGAAGGTGCTGTACGCCGGGATCGAATATTATCCCGAGGGCTATGAGCTGCGATTCGACAAGAGCGGCAAGGCGGTACATAGAGCGATCCTGCGGGACGCGAGCAAGCACAACTGCCTTTTCTACTGCCCGCTGGCGAAGGTGCAGGAGGTGGAGGCGTGAGCAAAGCGGTTTTAATCAGTATCCGCCCGAAGTGGTGCGAGAAGATCGTCAACGGCAATAAGACGATTGAAGTGCGCAAGACGCGCCCGAAGATGAACACTCCGTTTAAGTGCTATATCTACTGCACGCTGCAAGGCTGTAACGAGTTTTTTCGAGTTGATCTTGGGGGTGATGTTGCCAAGTGGAACCGCGGCAAGTGGGCAGACCGCAAGGGCAAGGTTATCGGGGAGTTTACCTGCGACCGAATCGACTGGATCACGCACATCGGGTACACGGGCATTCCGAATTTAGTGGAGACTCGCATTTGTGACGCCGCCACCATGCGCACATCGCCCGTCGGCGGGCTGCTCAATGCAGCCTGCTTGACGCCTAAAATGCTGAATGATTACCTCGCGTGGGGCGACGGTTACGGCTGGCACATCTCCGATCTGCGCATCTACGACGAGACGCGCGAACTGAGCGAGTTTACCGGACTGCGCAATACGAGATTCGGCGCAGCGCCATATGACATCAAGCGCGCGCCGCAAAGCTGGGGCTATGTGCAGGAGGTGGCGTGCGATGAATAGCATTCAGGCGAGCCAGATCATGGGCGGGAACGGGGCAAAGGCGCGCAAGGCGGCCGACCTGTACCCGACGCCGCCGGAGGTGACGGTGGCGCTGATGCGCTTTCTCAAGCTGCCAGGAGAAACGGTCGTATGGGAACCGGCCCGTGGGCAAGGAGACATGGTGCGAGCGCTGGCGAACTGCGGGATGGCTGTCTACGGCACGGATATCCGCGACGGGATAGACTTCCTGACCACTCGACAGCCGGGAAACGCGCCTGCGGCTGATTGGATTATCACGAATCCGCCGTTTTCGCTGGCGGACGAGTTTATCCGCCACGCGGCGGAGATCGGCAAGCCGTTTGCGATGCTGCTCAAGGCGCAGTATTGGCACGCGGCGAAGCGGGCGCAGCTCTTCCGCGAGATCCCGCCGAGCTACGTTCTACCGCTGACATGGCGGCCGGACTTCCTCTTCAAGGAGCGAGACGGTAAAAAGGGCGCGAGCCCGCTCATGGATGTCATGTGGTGCGTGTGGCTGACGCCGCAGATGCAGGGCGTGCAGACAGTATTCAAGCCGCTAATGCGGCCGGAAAAGGAGAGATGAGCATGTTTGTCGGAGAAACATATAGCTGGGTGCCGACGAGCTGGGAGGGCGCGAACGGGATTGTTTCGTCGCTCAGGACAAAGGGCACCGTGCACGGGAAGATCGTGTACATCAACGAAAACCATCGGTATTTTACGGCGGAGGCGAACGTCGGCGGCGTGGTCATCCGCGAGAGTTTCAAATTTTAAGGAGGGCACAGACATGTTGAGCTATAAGACCAAGGACGGCAAGGTGACGGAACTCGAGGCACAGGGGTCGCTCGCGGAGCTTTTGAGCGACACAACTTTTCTGGCCCATGCCATTTACGGCATGCTTGCGAGGAGCAACGAAGGACTGGCGAAAGCATTTCAAGCTCATTTTGCACTGCTGGCGGCCGACCCTGAATCGCCGATGTGGGAGAACAGCAATCCAAATTGCATCAGCATCGTGCGGCGCGTCAAGCCGAAGGAGGGCAAGAGCGATGACAAGTGACGAGGTTTTGACGGCGCTGCGATGCTGCGCGAGCGGCAGCTGCGACGGGTGCCCGCTGTGGGACGACGATTTGGAGGACACGACCTGCGCAGACGGCTTGATGGCCGCGGCGGCTGATTTGATCGAATTCCAGCAGCAGGGCCTTGAGGCGCTGACGAAGATGGACGAGGGGCTGAAAAAGCGGGGCAGCACGCTGAAAGAGTTCCTGCGACGCGGCGATGAAGTCGTGCAGGGGCACAGAGACCCTGCCGGGCCGCCGGGCAATCCTGGTTTTGCGGGCGATATCTTCATCTGCCCGACGTGCAACTCGCCGTGCGTCTTCTATAACGCGGAGAAAGACGCCTACATATGCCCGAGCTGCGGGTGGCAGAACAAGGAGGGCTGACAGATGGTTTCGGACGAAGCATTGAAAAAGCTGCAAGAGCAAATTGCGGCGTGGCCGATGGAACGGCGATTCGTGGTGCAGCAGCTCATTCGGGATTATTTGAGGAACCGGGAAGACCTGCGCGCCTATGAGGCGACAAGGCTGACGCCGCGCGGGGTCGAAATCCTCAAGGAAGAAAAGCTCAGCAGCGACGGTATGATCCTGATCGGGCGGCTGATGGGCAAGAAGCTACACGAGATCGGCTGCGAACGCCTGCACGAGCTGGTCGAGGCCGGCGCGGACGGGCGCGCGATCACGCTGCCGTGCAAGCTCGGCGGCGAAGTGTGGGCGCCCGGCTGCGGCAGAACGGTGAAACTGCGCGTTGTCGAGGCGGCGCTGCTTCTGCAAGGCGAGGACGGCGAGGGCTATGAGAAGCTGAGCGACTTCGGCAAGACATTTTTCGCGACGAAAGAAGGAGCGGAGGAGGCAAAGCGAAATGAATGGTTTACTTGAAAAGCTGCGGCGGGGCGCGATCAGAGCACTCGGCGGATATGTTGAGCAGGCTCCACCGCCGAAACCGCAGGACAGGGCACTCATCAAGGAAGAGCGCTACCACGTCAGGAAGATCGAGGTGCGGGTGATGCCGTTTGACAACGGGCCGCGCGCAGAGGAGCTTTTGCAGAGGTACAAGAAATACAGCAGCGAGCGGCTGGCGGACATGCTGGCAAAAAAGATGCTGGAAAGCGGGGCAATCACCATCAAGGAAAGACCGGCGGTGGGGAAATTCGGCGGCAGCGAGCTGTGCGCGACGGTTTACGTCGCGTTTCCGCAGAACGACGGAGGATATGTGACATGAAGCGACTGACGAACGAAGAGGTCAGAGTGGACGAGAGCGTGGACCGGTATCTCGGCCCGCTCGCCGACCTTGAAGGCATGAAGCCGAAGCTGCTGGACCTGATTCTGAACGGTCCGGTGCTGAACGGTGTATCGAAGGATGTACTGCGGCAGATCATTCGGCAGCTCTACAGCGCGCTTGCCGCCTACGAGGACACGGGGATGACGCCGGAAAGCGTGGAGGCGCTCAAGCTGTCCATGATGGGAAAGGCAATCGCGGAGATTAAGGAGTTTAACGGCCTTCCGGTCGACCGACTGCGCGAGCTGGCCGAGGCCGACAAGGACGGTCGGTTGGTGGTGTTGCCGTGCAAGGTGGGCGATACGGTGTATCTGATTGTGACAAAACGCGCGAGAAATTACACGCCGGAATTTAGATTCGTCAAAAAGAGCCGTCTCACATTCCTCAACATGGAGCGTATTTTGCAGGACTTTGGCAAGGAAGCGTTTCTCACCCGCGAGGAGGCGGAGAAAACATTGGAGGCGATGAAATGAGCGCTTGCGCAGGAAAAATCAACTGTGAGATTTACCGGCAGAAAAAGTATTGCCGAAAGGCTGAGGCGGCAGAGGAGGACCGCGAGTGCAAGGGATGCCGCCACGCGAGGCGGCAGTGCGACGTGGAGTACTGCCCGTTCGAGGTCAACGGCGCGTGCAAGTTGGAGGGCTGACGGATGGTGCGGGTATTTTGCGACCGGTGCGGGCGGGTCATCACGGGGATGAGCGCGCACGAGCGCGTGAGCGTGACGGCGAGCGGCGCGGGCGGCGGGGAGATCGCGAAGCTCGACTTCTGCACATACTGCGCGGACTGGGCCATCAATACGCTGATGCGGCGGACGATGCTCGGCGCGGGCGAGAAAAAGGGCGCGAAGGCGGACAAGCCCGCGCCCATCGCGCCGCCGAAGGGCGAAAAAGACGGCCTTGCGTGGACGGCGGGACAGGACAAGCGGCCGGCCGCGGAAGCGCCGCCGCCCGAACCGCTCCCGACGCTGAGCGTCAAGGGCTACGGCGCGGCGGAGAAGCGGAAAATCTTCGACGCGCTGGTGCGCTACAAGGTGCGGACCGGTCCGGGGTGGACGGAGCGCGTGAGCAAGGCCTGCGGCGGGGACGTGAGCCGCGAGACGCTGCGCGCGATCGTCGTGGACGGGCTGATGGTCGACATCCACGTGTGGCGCGTCATTGAGCGGGGGCTCAGCGACCTGGGCGCAATGGAGAAAAAGACATGAAGGTGACGTTTATTTTGCAGGCCGACGTGCCGGAGAGCGCTATCCAGGGCATCAAGGAGCGCGCGGCGATGGACCTTGAGCGCTACGGCGACGTGAAGGTCGCGAAGATCCTCGTCGAGAAGCCGCGCGAGCACGAGCAGTTACATCTTTAATCACGCCTGCGGGCGAAAAAGAAAGGAAACGGAACCATGAAACAGTACATCGGAACAAAACTTATCGAAGCGGAAAAGGCGTATCGCGTGGACGGCAAGGTCGTTACGCTCGCGGAGAACAAAGTACCGTGCGGCTACAAGGTTGAGCGCGGCTACAAGGTGCGCTATGCGGACGGGTACGAGAGCTTCAGCCCGGCGGAGGTCTTCGAGCGCGCGTATCTGCCGCTCGAGGTGAACGGCGAGCTCAAGACTGAGGCGCCGAGCATCAGCGCGGAGATGGTCGAGCGATTCATCGACCACCACGAGACCGTGACGATGGGCGGCAAGACGACCGTTGTGCGCGCGGTGCTGAGAAACGGCTTCGAGATCGTGGAGAGCTCGAGCTGCGTGAGCGCGGAGAACTACGACGAGAAGCTGGGGGAGGAAATCTGCATGGAACGGATTAGAAATAAGATTTGGGAGCTGCTGGGCTTCCTGCTGCAAACGGCGGTGGGCGGCGTGAACGGCGAGGCAGCGGCAGAGAATCACTGCTGCGATGAAGAATGCGAGCGTTCCTGCTGTGACAAGGAGCCTGCGGCGGACGAATCGACTACGCCGAAGCTGCCGACGGTGCGCTTGTTTATCTCGCAGCCGATGCGCGGCAAGAGCGACGAGGAGATCGAGCGCGAGCGCGAGGATTTGATCGCAATTGCGAAGGCCGTGTACGCAGAGCGCGGCGAGGTCGAGGTCATCGACAGCTTTTTCAAGGGCGGGCTCGATGTTCCGGCCGGCACAAAAGCGCCGCTTTACTATCTGAGCAAGTCGCTCGAGCTGCTGGCGACGGCGGATGTGGCGATCTTTGCCAAAGACTGGCGGGAGGCGCGCGGCTGCCGCATCGAGCACGAGTGTGCGGACGGGTACGGCGTTGCAAGGATCGAGCCTCCCGAGGAGGGCTGAGCGATGCAGAAAATCAACATTAAGAAGTACACGAAGGAGCAGATGCTCAAGATGCTCGAAGAGGCGCTGGATAAGCAGGAGGCGGCGGAGAGCAGAGAGACCGAGCTGCGCGGGCAGATCGGCGAGCTGACGGAAAAGCTCGAGGAGAATGAAAAGGCGCTGGAAGAGATCACCGCGAAGTATAAGAGCGCGGACCATTCGGCGGCGATGCTGCGGTCGCGTATCGATGAGGCGGAGAAGATGCGCGACCAGGCGCTCGAGGCGCACGGCGAGGACATGAAGGCCATCGAGAAGGCAAAGAACGAAAGCCGCGAGCTGGCGCACCTGCTGGGCAAGCGCGAGCTGGAGCTGGCCGAGGCCAAGCAGCGCCACGACGACGCGTTGGGCGAGGCGGCGCACCTGAAAGGCCAGCTGAAAGTGGAGGAAGGCCGCGCAGCGCGCAAGGACGAGCTGCTGGACGAGGCGCTGCATCGGCTTGAGGTCGAAAAGGCCATCGCTGAGGACTATCACGAAAGCCTCAAGTGGTGCATGGCGCATCCGTGGCGCAACATGTGGCGCTGCATGAAAGAGTATTTCCGCTTCTGACGGACAAAGAGCGGGAGAGGAGGGGAGAGAGCGATGTTCCGATACAAAAAGAGCGTGCCGGTGAGCTATGAGAGGCAGGGGTACATCTATTTTTCATCGCTGCTGTATCGAGAAATGCCGGAGAAGGCGCAGCGGAAGATCCTCAACCTGTGTATGGAGTGCGGCGGCGGGGACTACTACCGGGCACTTTTCGAATTCGTGACGACGGACGCGAACGCGACGTACATCTGCATGAAGCACAGCCTCTCCCGCTCGACGCTCGAGCGGATCGTGCGGAAGTATTACGAAGGTTTCCCACGGAGACTGTGACAGGGCTTCGGCCCTGTGTGCGCTGCCGCCGAAAGGGCGCGACGGCGCACAGAAGGCCGAACACACATTATTCAATATCACGCGTGCGCACGCGCGCGTGATTCGAGCTTGTAACGTATCTTAACTTAGCGAACAATTCCAAAGCAGGAGGACGGGGCTATGTATCGGGGCAGAACATTCAACCGCGAGCGCGTATACGTGTGCGGCAATTATCTGGACGGTGATATCTATCCTGTCTTTCAGAAGCCGGGAGAGCGCAGAAAGAGATGCCGCCCGACGAGCGAGATCCAGAAGAAACTCAACCAGAGGAACGCGGCGAAGAGATTGACGCGCATCGTGCACATGAACTTCACGAGCCGAGACCTCGCGCTGCATCTGACCTACGACCCCGCCCACACGCCGGAGAGCGCAGAGGACGCGCTGCGCATCGTGCAGAACTATCTACGCACGCTCAAGCGGCGGTATCGCAAGATCGGGGTCGAATTCAAGTACATACTCTCCACGGAAAAGGGCGGACGCGGCGGACGCATCCACCATCATCTCATCATCTCGGGCGGGCTTGACCGCGACACGCTGGAATCGCTGTGGGGGCGCGGCTATGCCAACAGCAAGCGCCTGCAATTCAGCGACGAGGGCGTGAGCGGCCTGACGCATTACATCACGAAGGATGACGCGAGCTACAAGCGGTGGAGCGGCAGCAGAAACCTTGTCCAGCCGGAAGCGGCAACGTCAGACGGCAAGCTCACGATGGACGAAATCGAAGAACTCGCCGAGGCCGTGGAAGACGGTCTCGGCTACGAATGGTTCGAAGAACGATACCCGGACTTCGAGCTCGTGAGCTGCGAGTGCATCCGCAACAGCATGAACCGGGGCGCGTACATCCATTTCGAGATGCGGCGGCGCCGATAACAACAGCATAGAGCAAACGCAACACGACGACGCGCGCGGGGGAGCCTGGGCGCGCTGCGTGCATGCTCTCGCGCGTGCGCGTGCGAGGAAAAGCCGCAGGCCCTGATTTGACAAGGGTTTGCGGCTCTTTTTTGCCCTCAAAAAGTTGACGGTTCGAGACCTGTTGCATTTGCTACACTTTTTGAAAACAAGGCAAGCGCGCCGAGGGGAGGGGTGCGGATGGCGCGGCAGAAGAAATACACGGCGGCAACGCTGGGCAAGGCCTGCGAGCGCTATTTCGCAGCGATCACGCGGCGCGTGAAGGTCACGGAAATGGTGGACAGCGGCAAGCGCGACGACAAGGGCCATGTGATCCTCATCCCCGTGCCGGTGAAAAACACGCTGGGCGAAGAGGTCGAGGTGACGGAGTACATCATCCCGCCGAGCATGCACGAGCTGTGCGCCTTTCTTCGCATCGACCGGGCGACGTGGAGCCGGTACATGGGCAAGAGCGAGGAATTCGCGGCCGTCGGCGAGCGGGTGCGCGAGCGCATGAAGGCCTGGAACGAGCACGAGATGCTGACGCGGCCGGGCAAGGACCTGAAAGGAATCCTCTTCAACCTGACGAACAACTACGGCTACAGCGAGAAGAAAGAGGTCGAGCTGGGCGAGCGGGCGACAAAGACCGTGACGGCGGCGAGCATCCCGCTCGAGGAGCGGCAAGCGATGCTGCGCGAGCTGATGCAGGAGTTTGAACACGATGGCGGCGACGAAGACGCGGACCTATGAGCGAGAGCTTGAGGTGGCGCTGTGGTGGCGGGACTTCCGCGCGACGAACAACGCGCACTTCCTGCCGCTGCTGTTCGACCGGCACCGCTACCTCGTCCTGAAAGGCGGCGGCGGCAGCGGCAAGTCGATCTTCGCGGGGCGCAAGGTGCTCGAGCGCGTGACAAGCGAGCCGGGGCACCGCTGGCTCGTATGCCGAAAGGTCGCGAAGACGCTGCGCGAGAGCTGCTTTGAGCAGCTGTGCGGGCAGATCTCGGACTACTACCCGGAGAGCGGGGCGAAGGTCAACAAAAGCGACATGAGCATCACGTTTGCAAACGGCAGCAAGATCCTCTTCGCCGGACTCGACGACCCGGAAAAGCTCAAGTCGATCTACGACATCACGGGGATATGGATCGAGGAAGCAAGCGAGCTGGAAAAGAAGGACTTCGACCAGCTGGACATTCGACTGAGAACAAACTTCCCCTATTACCTGCAAATGATCCTGACGTTCAACCCGATCAGCATCACACATTGGCTGAAAAAGCGGTTTTTCGACCGCAAGGACCCGCGCGCGACGGTGCACGAGAGCACGTATCTCGACAACCGCTTTCTGACGGCGGAGGCCATCACGACGCTCGAAGCCTTCAAAGAGACGGACGAGTACTACTACCAGGTCTATTGCCTCGGACAGTGGGGTGTGACGGGCAAGACGGTGTTCGACGCGAAGAAGGTGAGCGAGCGGCTGCTCATCGTCGAGCGGGCGAAGAAGCCGAGGCGCGGCTACTTCGAAAACGTCGTCAAGGAGGACGGCGTACACCTCGAGCGCTGGGCGTGGGTGGGCGATCCGGACGGCGCGGTGACGATCTACGAAGAGCCGGTACCGGGGAGGCCCTATGTCATCGGCGGCGACACGGCGGGCGACGGAAGCGATTATTTTGTCGGGCAGGTGCTCGACAACATCACGGGCAAGCAGGTCTGCACGCTGCGCCACCAGTACGACGAGGACACGTATGCGCGGCAAATGTACTGCCTCGGCAAGTACTATAACGACGCGCTGCTCGCCATCGAGACAAACTTCTCGACATACCCGACGAAGCTGCTCGACCTGATGGGCTACCGCAACCTGTACGTGCGCGAGGTGGAGGACGACTTCACAGGCAAGATCAAGCACGCCTTCGGCTTCCAGACGAACCGGCTGACGAGACCGGTGATCCTGTCTGAGCTCATTCGCATTCTGCGCGAGAGCATGAGCACAGTAAATGACCGCGATACGCTGCTCGAGATGCTGACATTCGTGCGGCGGGAGAAAGACTTGCAGGGCGAGGCCGAGCCGGGCGCGCACGATGACTGCGTGATGGCGTTAGCGATCGCGCACTATGCGCGGCCCCAGCAGACGATGGAAATTAAGACCGCCGGCAGCGCGAAGAAAACGCGCTGGACGGCGGACATGTGGGAGGACTACAACAGCGCGAGCGAGACCGAGCGGGCAGAAATGTTGGCTCTCTGGGGCGAGCCGCGATGAGAGGGAGAAAAGACATGGAAGAAAAAGCAAAGACAAGCACGATCAGCGAGGAGCTGCGCGAGTGGCAGGCGCGCCTCAATGAGAGCGACGCCAAGTGGTCGAAAGAAGTCGAAAAAATGAACGAGCGCGAGGCGGTCTACAACGGGGACCGCACGATGCAGCCGCTCGTCCCCGGCGACACGCACCGCGACGGCACGCTGAAAAAGACAAGCCACGTGCGCAACATCACGTTTGAGAACATCGAAAGCCAGGTATCGAGCAGCATTCCGCAGCCGAAGGTGACGCCGCGGCGCAAGAAGGACGAGCACCTGGCCGACGTGATCGAGCACTTTCTGCGCAACGAGCTCGACCGGCTCCCGTTTGAGGCGCTGAACGATCTGGCCGAGCGCACGGTGCCCATTCAGGGCGGCGTGGGCTTTTTGGTTGAGTGGGACAACACGAAGCGCACGAGCACGACCGTCGGCGAGGTGAACGTGACGCTCATCCACCCGCAGCAGTTCGCGCCGCAGCCGAACGTCTACACGGGCATTGCCGACATGGATTATTTCATCGTCAAGGTGCCGACGACGAAGGGCTACGTCGAGCGCCGCTACGGCGTGCTGCTTGAAAACGAGGGTGAGAGCGAGCCGGATGTCCGCGGCGGCGACGGCTCGACGAGCGACCGCAACCTGACGCTTTACATCGGCTACAAGCTCAACGAGCGCGGCGGCATCGACCGCTACACGTGGGTGAACGACACGGAGCTCGAAAACCTCAAGGACTATCAGGCACGCAGGCAGCCGGTGTGCAAGAGCTGCGGCAAGGTAAAGCCGCTGCCGGGGCAGGAGGTAAACGGCGCGGCCTACTCAGGCGGCGCGTGCCCGTGGTGCGGCGGCAAGGACTGGGAGAGCAAGACGCAGGACTTCGAAGAGCTCTATGCGCCGGTACAGCGCAGCGACGGCACGTTTGTCGGCGGGATGCAGGAGACGGTGGACGAAAACGGCCTGCCGATTCAGGCGCCGGTGCGCATCCCGTATTACCGGCCGGACCGCTACCCGATCATCTTGCAGCGCAGCGTGAGCGTCTTCGGCCAGCTGCTCGGAAACAGCGACGTTGACATGATCCGCGACCAGCAGAACACGAGCAACCGCATCGAGCAGAAGATCATCGACCGACTGATGAAGGCCGGCACGCGCATCACGCTCCCCGACCGGGTGGACCTGCGCACCGATCCCGAGGACGGCGAGCGCTGGTACATCGGAAAGCCGAGCGACAAAAGCCTCATCGACGTCTACGATTTTTCGGGCAATTTGCAGTACGAGCTCACGTATCTGGCGCAGGTGTACGAAGAGGCGCGGCAGATCATCGGCATCACGGACAGCTTTCAGGGCAGGCAGGACACGACCGCAACGAGCGGCAAGGCTAAAGAGTTCTCCGCTGCGCAGGCGGCGGGACGCCTCGAGAGCAAGCGCGTGATGAAAAACGCGGCCTACGCCGAGCTCTTTGAAACAATGTTCAAATTCTGGCTGGCGTACTCGGATGAGCCGCGGCCGGTGACGTATAAGGACAGCACGGGCGAGACGATGTACGAGGAGTTCAACCGCTATGACTTCCTCGAAGAGGGTGAAGACGGCGAGCTGCACTGGAACGATCAGTTCCTTTTCTCGTGCGACACGAGCGCGCCGCTGGCGAGCAACCGCGAGGCGATGTGGCAGGAGACGCGGCAGAACCTTGAGGGCAGGGCCTTCGGCGACCCGACAAACCTCGAAACGCTCATCTTGTTTTGGGCAAAGATGGAGGAGCTGCACTATCCCGGCGCGGCGCAGACGAAAAAGCACCTGGAAGAAAAGGCGCAGCGGCAAGAAGAAATGGCCGCGCAGGCGGCGGCGCAGCAGGCGGCCATGCAGGGCGATATGCCGGGCGGCGGCGTTGGAGTGCCGGACGATCTGGCCGCGGCGATCGACGCGCAGGCACAGCAGGACGCCATGAACGCCGCGAGCGGTGGGCAAGCGGAAGAACTTTACATGCCGCAGTAAGAAAGGCTAAAGGCGCGAAAGATGACGCGCAGAGCATATAGTCTCCCCGCAAGGGGGACGCCGCATCCGTAAGGCAGCAGAGCCACCAACGGCTGCGCAGCGCAGGGCAACAGCGGGAAAATGCCGAATCCAAAGGAAAGGAGGACGCGGGCATGAGCGATAAGAGCGGTTACGTCGGCAGAATCAAGAACGGCGGCACGCAGGTCGTGAAAGCGCCGAACCAGCAGACCGACGCGAAGAAGGGCGTTATTCATACCGGCTCCGATTTGAGAACCGGCAAGAAGTAAGGCAAGCGGAAGCGCTTTACATGGTTACCCCCGCAAGGGAACACCGCACGCGCAAGGCGGCGGCTATTCGCAGGGCGATAGCGGGAACATGCCAGAGAGGAAGAGAACATGGGATTCACGGAAAAAGACGTCTTTGAAGCGATGGGCCTGACGGTGCCGCCTGACGAGGCAGGCACGCAGCAGGAGCCCACAGGCGCAAACGAGCCGGGCGCCGCTGCCCCGGCCGCAGAAGAGACCAACGGCGCGCCGGAGGGCGGCGATACCGGCACGACGGGCGGCGAGGGCGCAGAGGGCACCGCAACCGCTCCCGAGGGCCAGGGCGGCGCGGAAGGCACAGAAGACAACAACGATGCGGAGGGCGCGAAGAAGGAGCAGACCCCCGACGAGCGCAGAGCTCATGCGGCGGCGCGGCGCAGAGCCGAGCAGCAGGCCGCGGTGGACGCGGCGCTCAAGGCGCAGAGCGAGAAGATGGCCGCGGAGTGGAAGGCCTTTTTCGAAAGTGCGGGGCTCAAGAACACGATCACGGGCGAGCCCATCGCGACGAAGGAGCAGTTTGACGAATGGTCGAAGTCCTTCAAGCAGCAGAAGCTCGAAAGCGACCTCAAGGCCGGGAAGCTGACGCAGGAATCTCTCAATGAGGCGATCAGCGAGAATCCTGTCGTCAAGCGGGCAGCGGAGATCGTGGCGGCGCATGAGCGCGAGCAGGCCGCGGCGGAGCAGGAGAAAATGCAGCGCGCCATCGACGAGCAGATCAAGAAGATCCACGCGCTCGAGCCCGAGGTGAACGGCGTGGAGGATCTTTTGAAGCTGCCGGAGAGCGAGGAATTCTACGCGCGCGTGAAGAGCGGCATGTCGTTTTACGACGCCTACCTCATCTCGACGCACGAGCGGCGCGAGAAGGCGCTGGCCGAGGCGGCGAGAGCGCAGGCTTTGACGGGTCAGAGGGGCAAGGACCACCTGACCGGCGCGGCGGCATCCCGCGGCGCGGGCGGCAAGGTCGTGACGAGCGAGGAGCTGGCGAGCTTCCGCATCTTCAATCCCACGGCGACGGACGAGGAGATCCGCACGTGGATCGAGAAGAACAGAAATTAACAAGACAAGGAGGAACGCAATGTTTATTCCCATCAAATCGACGGACGGGGCAATGACCCCGTTTGAGCACATCGAAGCGGCGGCGGGCACGTATCAGGTCGGCCAGCTGCTGAACGTATCGGACGGCAAGCTGGCAGCGATCTCTGCCGACCAGGCGACCACGCCGCCCTATGTGTGCATGCAGAGCGGCACGGTGGCCGCGGGCGAGCTGCTGGCGGTGACGCGCGTGCAGGGCAAGTACACCTTTGAAACCGAGCTCGCGGCGGCCGCAGCGGCCGTGAAGGTCGGCACCAAGATCCAGGTGGCGAGCGGCGGTCTCAAGGCAAAGTACGTCACGGGCGCATCGGATGCGGCGGCGCCCGGCACGTTCGAGGTCGTGAGCCTTGAGGGCACGGCAGCGGGCAGCATGATCCGCGGCCGCTTTGTCTAAGGAAAACGGAAGAGAGGAGAGAAAGTAAGCAATGAAAATCATTTTTTCGGAATCGAGCAACCTGAACAACAGCGTTTACGGCAACTGCCAGGCGCCGATCAAGATGTTCCTTGAAAAGCGCGGCGAGGAATTTGAGCAGAACAGCGTGCTGAAGAACCTGTTCCTGACGGGTTCTTCCAAGAACTACGGCGACGTGATGACCACGCTGACGGCCATGAGCGGCTTTGAGCCCGTGGGCGAGAACGGCGCTTATCCGCTGGACGGCATGCAGGAGGGCTACCAGAAGTTCCTCAAGTACCAGACGTGGAAGGATTCTTTCAGCGTGTCTAAGGAGATGATCGAGGACGGCAAGCTGCTCGACATGCGCAAGCAGCCTGCGGCCTTTATGACCTCTTACAAGCGCACGCGCGAGCTCTTCGGCGCGGCGCTGTACGGCGCGGCCATGATGGGCAACGGCAGCGTGACCTTTAAGGGCGTCAAGTTCGACCTGACGGGCGCGGACGGCAGCAACCTGTTCGCCAAGGAGCACGTGCCCAAGGTGAGCGGCGATAAACAATGTAACTGCTTCAAGGATGCGTTCAGCGTGGACACGCTGGGCAAGCTCGAGACCAAGATGCACCTGTTCCGCGGCGACAACGACGAAATCCTTGACGTGGCCCCTGATACGATCCTGATCCCCGAGAACGCCGACCTCAAAAAGGCGGTATTCGCGGCCATCGGCGCGGACAAGGACCCCGTGAGCGCGAACAACGCCTTCAACTATCAGTATGGCCGCTGGAACGTCATCGTGTGGCCGTATCTGAACCACTACATCACAAACGGCGTTTCCCCGTGGGTGCTGCTGGACAGCAAGTACAACGAGACCTACGGCGGCGCGGTGTGGAACGATCGCGTTCAGCTCGAGGTGCGCTCCACCGTCGACGAGAACACCGACGCGAACGTCTGGCGCGGCCGCAGCCGCTTCAACGCGTGCTTCAACGACTGGCGCTTTGCCGCCATCGGCGGTATCGCGGCGGGCAACTCGCTCTAAGGCAATAACCCCGAGGCGGGCGTGGGACAAGACCCGCGCCCGCCTTTATCCATCATTGAGAGAGGAGAGAAGAACATGACGCCGAGAAAAGCGATGCAGCACGCCGACACGGCGAAGCCGAACGCCTTTCCCGAAGAGGAAAAATTCGAATGGCTCAAGGCGCTTGAGGGCAGGATCGCGGCGGACGTGCTGCTGGCGACGCCGGAAGAGCTCGAGCAGATCATGGCGACCGGCTATCCGGACAGCATGGACGAAGAGCTGCTGGTAAAGGCCCCGCACGATGAGCTGTACGTGCTGTACCTCAAGGCGAAGATCGATGCGGAGAACGGCGAGTACAGCCGCTATGCCGATTCGAGCCAGCTCTATAACGAGGCCTACGGCAACTTTGCCCGCTATTGGGGCAGGACGCATGAACCGGCGCAGGGCTACGAGAGGGGGTACGAGATCGTATGAGAGAGATCGAAGTGCGTGAGCTGCCGTATCTGCCGCTGGGCCATCAGGGCGAGAACAAGGCGCAGAGGATCGTCTGGCGCGGCCTTGCGGACAGCTGGGCGCGGCTGTACGGCGAGGGCGTCTTTACGCTGACGGTGCTGCGTGAGGGTGACAGCGCGCCGTATCCCGCGAGCATTAAGAGCGAGAACGGCGACGCGATCTGGACGCTGAGCAGCGCCGACACCGCAAAGGCGGGCGAGGGCATGGCCGAGCTCACCTACACCGTGGGCGGCGCGATCGCCAAGAGCCGGACGTGGCGCACAGTGGTTGAGCCGTCGCTGAGCGCAAACGGCACGACCAAGCCGCCTCCGGCCTACCAAAGCTGGGTCGATGAGGTTTTGCAGGCGGCGGCGGATGCGGAGACGGCGGTTTCCAAGATGCCATACGTCGACGAGACCACGGGCAACTGGTTCAAGTGGGACGCCACGGCGGGCGCTTTTTCCGACACGGGTGTTGCCGCGACCGGTCCGCAGGGCGAAGTCGGCCCCAAGGGCGACACCGGCGCACAGGGACCAAAGGGCGACACAGGCTCGACCGGCCCCAAGGGCGACACGGGCGCAACCGGCGCACAGGGTCCAAAAGGCGAGACCGGCGCAACCGGCGCGACCGGTCCGCAGGGCCCCAAAGGTGAAACCGGCGCGCGCGGCCCGCAGGGAGAGCAGGGCATTCAAGGCGAGATTGGCCCCGCTGGCCCGCAGGGCACAAAGGGCGACAAGGGCGATGCCTTTACCTATTCCGACTTCACGGCGGCACAGCTTGCCGCGCTGAAAGGCGACAAGGGCGATACCGGCCCCCAAGGAGAGAAAGGTGACATCGGCGCGACCGGACCGACCGGCCCCGAAGGTCCGCGCGGCCCGAAGGGCGAACAAGGCCAGCAGGGGCAGACCGGCCCGCAAGGAGAGACGGGGCCAGCAGGCCCCAAAGGGGACACCGGCAAAGGCTTCAAGGTGCTGGGCTATTACGGCACGAAGGCTGCGCTGGACGCCGCGCAGAAAGCGACCGCAGCGGCGGGCGATGCCTACGGCGTGGGCACGGCGGAGCCCTACGACATCTACATTTTCGACGGTATTACCGGCGAGTTCATCAACAACGGCCCCTTGCAGGGCGCGAAAGGTGACACGGGGCCCGAGGGTCCGCAGGGCCCGAAAGGCGATCCCGGCGAGACTGGTCCTCAAGGCCCTGCCGGGGCGGATGGAGCCCCCGGCAAGGACGGCGCAAAGGGCGCGGACGGCCTGCCTGGGAAAGACGGCGCAGACGGTGCGCCGGGTAAGGACGGGACAAACGGACGTGACGGCGTGACGTTCACGCCGAGCATGAGCGACGACGGCGACCTGTCGTGGACGAACGACGGCGGCAAGGCGAATCCGCAGACCGTGAACCTCAAGGGCCCGAAGGGCGACAAGGGCGATGCCTTTACCTATTCCGACTTTACGGCGGCGCAGCTTGCCGCGCTGAAAGGCGACAAGGGAGATACCGGACCAGAGGGTCCAAGGGGGCTGCAGGGCGAGACTGGCCCGCAGGGACAGACTGGCCCGCAAGGCCTGACGGGTCCCCAAGGCAAGACGGGTCCGCAAGGAGAGACGGGTCCGCAAGGCGAGACGGGCCCCGTAGGCCCCAAGGGGGAGACCGGCAGCGGCTTCAAGGTGCTGGGCTATTACGGCACGAAGGCTGCGCTGGACGCCGCGCAGAAAGCGACCGCAGCGGCGGGCGATGCCTACGGCGTGGGCACGGCGGAGCCCTACGACATCTACATTTTCGACGGTATTACCGGCGAGTTCATCAACAACGGCCCCTTGCAGGGCGCGAAAGGTGACACGGGGCCCGAGGGTCCGCAGGGCCCGAAAGGCGATCCCGGCGAGACTGGTCCTCAAGGCCCTGCCGGGGCGGATGGAGCCCCCGGCAAGGACGGCGCAAAGGGCGCGGACGGCCTGCCTGGGAAAGACGGCGCAGACGGTGCGCCGGGTAAGGACGGGACAAACGGACGTGACGGCGTGACGTTCACGCCGAGCATGAGCGACGACGGCGACCTGTCGTGGACGAACGACGGCGGCAAGGCGAATCCGCAGACCGTGAACCTCAAGGGCCCGAAGGGCGACACGGGCGCACGGGGGCCTGCCGGCACTGACGGCGCGAAGGGAGATACCGGACCAGAGGGGCCAAGGGGTCCGCAGGGTGAACAGGGCCCGCAGGGCAAGACTGGTCCGCAAGGTGAAACCGGCCCGCAAGGCCTGACGGGCCCGCAGGGCCCTGCCGGTGCGGACGGCGCGAAAGGTGCGACCTTTACCCCTGCTGTGTCCGCGGCGGGAGACCTGAGGTGGACGAACGACGGCGGGCTTGCGAATCCCGCGACGGTCAACATCAAAGGCCCCAAGGGAGACCAGGGCGAAAAGGGCAAGCAGGGCGAGAAAGGCGAGACCGGTGCAACCGGCCCGCAGGGCCCCGCAGGCCCCGTGAACGTCCCCGCCACCGCCGCCATCCTCAAGGGCAACGGAAGCGGCGGCATCGTAGCCGCGACGCGCGGCAGCGACTATATCGCAAGCGGCAACATTACCAAGCAGACACTCGTGAACGTTGAGACCGACCCGACGGAGAACTACGCCATCAACTGGCTGTTCGGCTAAGGAGGGCAACATGGCTACATTTACTGTAGAGATAACGCCAGATTATAGCAACGGGACTATCGCTCACGCAGTCGGAAAGTTTTCCGGAGGGTCAAGCAGCTATAAAGGTCAGCGACGCATGGACGTTACCATCAGCGGCGTCAGGACATTTTCTGCGTTATCGCCGGAGACAAGCGGCGGCGAAAACACTTTTTCTCTCGACATCACGGGACTGACGCCGGGGACAACGTACAACTGGAGCGCATCTCTGTACTACAAAAATACATCTGGGAACTGGGTAACTGCGGGGACGCAATACGATAAATCTGGCAGTTTTACAACGGCAAATAGCGGAACAACGTCAACCGTGCCTTTGAGCGCAAAAGCCGTCAGAAGTACCGTCAAGCTGAACGTCAACGGCGCTGCAAAGGAATTCATCATCGTACATAAAGGCAAACCGAGCTCGATGTACGATGACTCCTGTGACGGTGTCTGGCTGTTAATGAAGGACATCTACGAGATGCGACAGTGGAACAGTAATTCTGAATTATTGTACGAAAATAGCTCTATCCACTCCTATCTAAACAGCACGTTCCTGAATCTGTTTGACGCCAACATCCGTGATGCGATCAAACAGGTGAAGATTCCATATCTCAAAGGTGGAAAAGGCGGAAGCGTGCAGAGCGGCGCAAACGGTCTGTCCTGCAAAGTGTTTCTTCTTAGCGGTTATGAACTCAACTTTAGAAATATATTTCCGGCGGATGGTGCGGGTTTAGACGGATTTGCAGAGAGTATTACCAATAACTCTGCCTACCTTGCCACTTATAACGGAACCCTCACCAAGTGGTGGCTCCGATCCATAAGCACTTTGCAATATAGTGCTGCGGCCGGATTGGTAAGCGGATATTCCTACAATAGTGATTCCGTAACAAAGAGTTACGGAATCCGCCCCTGCATCATCCTCCCGCCCACTACCCTCGTGGACGACAGCGGCAACGTTGTCACCATCAACCTCACCGCACACAAGACCCTCATCAACGGCACGGCCTACACCGTCAAGGGCGGGAAGTGCCTCGTCAATGGTACTGTGTACAGCATCAAAAAGGGCAGGACGCTTATCGGCGGGACGGGATATGACATCAACTTTGAGCCGTCCTACGACCCTGTGTTTGCCAACAATACATGGGAGCAGATCATCGCGGCGTGCCACAACAACGAAGTGCCGGACACGTGGAAGGTGGCAGACCATAAGCCCATGACCATCAACGGCGTGGACTACCAGATCGATATCATCGGCAAAAACCATGACGACTATTCAGACGGCTCGGGCAAAGCTCCGCTGACCTTCCAGCTGCACGACTGCTATGCAGACGCAAAGCAGATGAACAGCACAAACACCAACAACGGCGGCTGGACGAGTTGCGCCATGCGAAGCACACACTTGCCTGCCATTCTGGCGCTGATGCCAACGGAGGTACAGAACGGCATCCGGGAGGTGAATAAGCTGACCTCGGCGGGCAACCAGAGCGCCACTATCAACACCACGGCGGACAAGCTGTTCCTGCTGAGTGAGGTCGAGATTTTCGGCAGAAGCACCTATTCCAAGAGCGGCGAGGGCGCGCAGTACGACTACTACAAGGCGGGCAACAGCAAGGTGAAGAACCGAAACGGCAGCACGTTCGGCTGGTGGGAGCGCTCTCCAGTTGGCAGTATGTCCTTGGCTTTCTGCTTTGTCCAGAACACCGGCAACGCCTACTACAGCTTAGCGACCAACACGTTTGGCGTGGCCTTCGGCTTCTGTTTTTAAGGAAAGGACTGATACTTTATGGCAACCTACATCAAAGTCAACAACACCGAGTACCCCGCGATCATCACGGGTGATCACAAAGACCGCACGTGGGGCGAGCGCGAGGTCAAGAACATCCGCCTGACGATGACCGCCACGGACGCGGCGGCGCTGCTGCCCGACAACACGCCGTGGAGCATCGTGCAGCGCGACACCGTTCCCAAATACGATGAGGACGGACAGCCCACGGGCGAGACCGAAGAGGTCGTCAACGAGTGGGACAACAGCGCGTACAGCCTGAGCGGGGCCATCACCGACCACCGCGACGGCACGGTGAGTATCAAGATGGGCAAGCCCACGGAGGCGGAGACCGCCGTCGGCGCGGTGGTCGCCCTCACGGGCGAGGTCGTGACCATGGCGCGCGCCGCAGAACTGCGCCCGGTCATCGAGCAGGCCAGCGCGTCGCTCTCTGACGGCGAGGCGGCGAAGTCGCCCGAGCTGTTCCCGCGCTGGGCGGATCACATCGGCGAGACCGTCAAGCCCGGCGACCGCCGCAGTGATACGGACGAAAGCGGCGTGCTGCACGTCTACCGCGTCAACAAAGGTCAGGGCCACACCACGCAAGAGAACTGGCCGCCGCACTCCACCCCTGCCATGTGGACGATCATCAACGTCGACCACGCGGGCACGCAGGATGACCCGATTCCGGCTGCTCGTGGTATGGAGTACACCTATGGTCTTTATTACAAAGACCCCGAGGACACTAAGCTGTACCTCTGCGAGCGTATTGGTGAGCAGTCCGGTAACAAAATCACTCTCCAGTATCTGCCGCACGAGCTGGTTGGACAGTATTTTAAGGAGGCGACGGTATGACGGCGGCGTTGATTTCCGCCGCAGCGGCGGTGGTGGTGGCACTTATCGAGGCCATCGCCGCCCGCGACCGTCGGCGCGACAAGAAGGAGCGCGAAAAGGCTGCCGAGCAGCAGAAGATGCAGGAGCAGCTGATGCTCAAGCTCATCGAGGGCAGCTGGGCCGCCATTGCGCTGGGCGAGGCGACGGCGAAGGCAATGCAGCGTATTCCGGACGCGCACTGTAACGGGGACATGCACGCCGCACTGGACTACGCCGCCGAAGTGAAGCACAAGCAAAAAGAATTTTTGGCCGAGTGCGGGATCCACTCGATCCTCGACAGCGGGGCGGCAGCATGAAAGCACTGAAAGCCCGCTGGGACAAGATGAAAAAGCGGGACAAGTACATATCCATCGCCATTTTCAGCCTGACGTGGTACACCGTGGCGTCGCTCACCATGACGGCGCTCGGTGTTCCGCCGCCCGACGTGCTGACGGAACGCTGGTTTAAGGCGTGGACGACAGAGCTTGTCGTTGTGGCAGGCATCAAGATTTTCAGAAAGGACGATACGGTTTTATGAATGAATTACTGAACAAAAGAATTGCGAACCTTCTCAGCGTGAAGAGCCTTGTGACGATCGCGCTGACGGCGACCTTCTGCATCCTGACGGTGCGCGGCGCGGTCACGCAGGAGTTTAACACCGTGTACCTCATGGTGATCGCGTTCTACTTCGGCACACAGAACGCCGCAGGCAGCGCGAAGGGAGAGTGAGCGGTGTGAATATCCGCAAATACCCGGCAAACTCCGGGAACGTCGGCGGCAAGCGCACGGCGAGCGGTATCCGCTACATCGTGATCCACTACACCGGCAACGACGGCGACACGGCGATGAACAACGCCAAGTATTACGCGGGCAACGTCGTGAAGACCAGCGCGCACTACTTCGTCGATGCAAACGAGATCGTGCAGAGCGTGGACGACCTGCGCATCGCGTGGGCGGTGGGCGGAAAGAAGTATCCAAGCTGCGCGCAGACGGGCGGCGGGACGCTGCACGGGCGCTGCCTGAACGCAAACAGCATCAGCATTGAAATCTGCGACGCGAAGAAGGACGGCGTTTACGCGCCGGACGCGCGCGCCGTGGAGCGTGCGCTTGCGCTGACACGTGAGCTGATGAAGAAGTACAACATCCCCGCGAGCAACGTCATTCGCCATTTCGACGTGACGGGCAAGCTGTGCCCCGCGTACTGGTCCGGCAAGGAGAACACGGGCAAGTGGGAAAAGGAATTCCACGGCAAGCTGACGGCGCCCGATTACCGCGCGCAGCTGCAAAAGCGCGCGGGGCTGACGGACGGCACGATGGATTACCTCTCGGCGTATCAGTACAGCGACGACCTCGTCCGGAAGCTCGCGACGATGAAGTAAAGCACGGGGCGGGAGGGCGCGCAGCTCTCCCGCCCGAAGAGAAAGGAGGGGAGGAGGGAATGCCTTCCAACTGGCTATACATCGACACGAATTTTCCGTCATTCACGCAGAAGGAGAGCGTGAATGACAAGGTCGAGACGATGCAGGACTACCTCTTCATGCTCGTCGAGCAGCTGCGCTACACGCTGCACAACTTAGACCTAAGTAACATGAACAAGGCCGCGGCGGACGGATTCGTCAAGCAGATCACCGATCCCATCTACGGCGAGATCAAGGACGCGGAGGGGAACATCACGCAGGTCACGCTCGTGGCCGAGGGGCTGGCGGCGCGCATCGGCGACGCCGAGGGGAACATCACGCAGCTGCAAGCGACGGCGACGGGGTTGCAGGCGAGCATTTCGAACCTGAACGGCAGCGTGACAAACCTGACGGCGGACGTGAACGGCATCCGCGCGACGGTGAGCACCAAGATCGACGCGACGCAAGCGCAGAGCATCTTTGACCAGAGCGCGACCGGCTTCACGCTGGGCGCGACGAGCGGCGAGAACGGCACGATCTTCAAACTCAACTACAACGGCGTGCAGGTGGCGAGCACGGGGACTGTCGATCTGCACGTCAAGGCAGTCAACATCGACGGCACTCTGACGGCGGGCGCGCTGCGCGGCGGGAGCGTAAGCCTGCTGGCCGGAGATACCCCTGTCGGCAGCATGGATCTTGCCTACACGGGCACGGGGCAGGTCGGCGTCGGTCTGACGGCGACCTATGGCGGCATGAAGATGCACGCAGCGGGAAATATCTTTCTTGAATCCAAGCTGGGGCCGTTTGCATTGATCGGAAAAGACGATGCCAGCGACTACCCTGTCGTCTCGCTCGGCGGCGGCTATCTGGTGCTGAGCGGCAACTACACGTTCGGCGCTTCGCCGCCGAGCAACGCGCCGTATGGCACGGTGTTTTTCATCGAGGAGTAAGGCATGGCGAGCTTTTATTGTACGCTATCACCGGTCGACGGAGACGGGACGCAGCTCAGCGTGTACGCCAAGTTTACGGGCGGCTCGGATGATTACACCTTTAAGCGGCTCATCGACGTGCGCATCACCGGCGTCGGAACATTTGAGTTCAATTCCACGGCAGTCGGCGGCGGGGAGAGCACATTCGTCGGCACGATCACGGGGCTATCGCCGGGGACGACATACGAGTGGGTGTGCAACCTCTATTATTGGGGCGGTGACTGGATCGTATCGGATTACTCCGACGAGGGTACCGCCACAACGTACAGCGGCGGCGGTGGCGGCGGCGGAAGCAGCGCGAAGGCGGTTATCAATGTCGGGACGTATGCCTATCCGAACTGGAAGAGATACCGCGCGATCGTCAACATCGGGACGTATTCCAACACAAATTGGCTATCGGTTCGACCGGTCAACAATTACGGGAGCTATTCGCAACCCGATTGGAGGTAAAGAGCATGAATGAAAAGATCAAGCAGGAAGCGGCGCACGCGATGCGCCTGATCGGCATTTTGAACGTCAACGGCGACGCGGTGGACGTGGTGGCGGCGGTGCGGCAGTCGCTTCGCAATATCGCGATGATCTGCGACGCGGCGGAGGAGCCGACGCAGGGCGACACGCAGGGCAAGCAGGCGGCGGAGCCGGAAAAGGCCGGTGAGGCCAAATGAAGCTGCCGGAGGTCCCGTATGCCGACGGCATCGGCAAGCGCGGGCAGCTGCAATTCTACGGCCTTGACCACAACCTGGGTGCAGGGGACGGCGGGCTGTGGGACATGCAAAACCTGACGAGTGACTATTATCCTGTGCTTTCGACGCGCGCAAAGCGCAAAATTTACAAGAATCTTGTCAGTCCGGGCGGACTTTTCGCGTGGGACGCGCTGGCGTGGGTGGAGGGCACGGCCTTCTACTACGGCGGCGCGAAAAAAGGCGACGTGACGGCGGGCGAGAAGCGCTTCGCCGCCATCGGGGCCTATATCATCATCCTGCCGGACAAGAAGTACTACAACACGGTATCGGGCGAGTTCGGCAGCCTTGAGAGCACGTGGAGCGGCGCCAGCTTAACGTTTACGAACGGCAAGCTCTATGAAGAGGCCGCGGAGGCGAACACCATTCAGGCAAGCGGCGTCGCATGGAGCGACTACTTCAAGGCGGGCGACGCGGTGACGATCTCTGGCTGCACGAAGCACACGGAGAACAACAAAACGCCAGTGATCCACGAGATCGACGGCGACAAGATGTATTTCTATGAAAACGTCTTCAAGCTGGACGGTGACAACGGCACGACAGAGTACACGGAGACGGGAAACTTGACGGTTCGGCGCACGGTGCCGGACTTAGAATACCTGTGTGAGAACGAAAACCGGCTGTGGGGCTGCGACGGCCGGACGATCTACGCAAGCAAGCTCGGCGATCCCTTCAACTGGAACGTGTTCGAGGGCCTTGAGACCGACAGCTACGCCGTGGACACGGGCAGCGCGGGCGACTTTACGGGGTGCGTGAGTTTCCTCGGCTATCCGGTGTTCTTTAAGGAGGACCACATCTACAAGGTGTACGGCAGCATTCCGTCCAACTTTGAGGTGATGGGCTCGGCCACGCTGGGCGTTGCTAAGGGCTGCGGCGGGAGCCTCGCCATCGCGGGCGAGCGGCTGCTGTACCTCTCGTCCTCGGGCGTGATGATCTACTCGGGCGGCATCCCGCAGAGCCTGCACGACGCCTTCGGGCAGACGCGACTCAAGAACGGGCACGCGGGGAGCGATGGCCTCAAGTATTATCTGAGTGCACAGGACGAGGCGGGGGACTGGAAGCTCTACGTCTACGACACGCGCAAGGGCATGTGGCACGTCGAGGACAAGACGCACGCGACGCACTTCTGCCGCTATCAAGGGAATACCTATTTCCTGACGGCGGAGGGCGAGATCACGCTGACGGGCAACATTCTCGACGCGCCGGAGGGCTGCACGGACGAGGAAGACTTCACGTGGTTCGCCGAGACGGGCGACTTCACGGAAAAGGGCTCGAGCCAAAGTACGAGCTACGACGGCGTAAAGAAGAGCATCGCCAAGCTGTGGGTGCGCATCGAGGTCGCGGCGGGGGCCGAAGCAAAGGTGCTGATGCAGTTTGATTCCGACGGGAAGTGGGTGCAGGCCGGGCAAACGCTGAAACCGGAACGAAAGCGCAGCTATTACCTGCCCATCGTGCCGCGGCGCGCGGATCATTACCGTATCCGCATCGAGGGCAAGGGCGAGTGCCGCGTCTATTCGATGAACCGCGAGTATTACGCGGGCAGCGAGCTCAAGAGCACGCGCGGCCCACAGTAAAAATTCAAGCAGAGAGGAGAAGAAAATGGCGTATACATACGATGACTTTCAAAAGGCGGCGAGCGGCAGCAATGTGAATTTTTCGCAGTACGATCTCGACCTTGCGAAAAAGTACCCTGAGTTCGGCATGAGCGTGCTCGACCTCAAGAAGCAGTACGCGGGCGCGACGACGGCGGAGCAGCGCGCGCTCATCAACGCCAAGGCAAACCAGCTGCGCAGCAGCTACGGCAATTACACTGCCGGCGCGGATGGCAGCCAGTACGTGAGCGACGGCAAGTACGCGCCGAAGATCGACGAGACGCTCGACAAGATCGGCTCGTTCAAGCCGTTTACATACGGCAGCGCGCCGAGCTACGAAAACCGCTTCCAGCAGAAGCAGCAGGAGCTTCTGGACGCGGCGCTCAAGCGAGATCCGTTCTCGTGGAGCAAGGAGACGGATCCGCAGTACAGCAGCTACAAAAAGACGTATCTGCGCGAGGGCGAGCGCGCAACGGCAAACGCCCTTGCACAGGCGAGCGCCGCGAGCGGCGGGCGGCCGAGCTCTTACGCCGTGAACGCGGCGACGCAGGCGGGCGACTATTACGCGACGAAGATCTCCGACGTGATCCCGACGCTCTACCAGCAGGCCTATGAGCGATACCTCAAGGACTACCAGATGAAGCTCAGCGACCTTGAGGCCGTGAATCAGCAGGAGCAACTGGACTACGCGAAGTATCTCGACCAGCTGGGGCAGTTCAACACGGACCGCAATTTCGACTACAACAACTATCTCGGTGAGTATAACCGCTTGCAGGACTACCTCGGCAATTTGCAGGGGCAGGACAACACGGAGTACAACCGCTATCTCGGTGTGCTGGACGAGATCAAGGAAAAGCAGCAGCAGGATCAGGAGCTCAGCCGGTCGCAGGTCGACGCGATGCTGCAAGCAGGCGGGTCGCCGAGCGCGGGGCTCATCGGCAAGAGCGGGTACGAGAGCGAGTACATTCAGGCGCTCGAGAACTACTACAAGCAGCAGGCGGCGCAGGCCGCCGCGAAGACGAGCGGCAGAAGCGGCGGGACCACGAGGCGGTCCGGCGGGACGAGCGGCGGAAATACGACCGACGGCAACGAAAGCGGGCTCGACTATCAGGGCCTTTTCGAGGCGGCGAAAAAGAGCGGCAATCCCAAGAGCTGGCTCGCGCAGAAGGCAAACTATCAGAAATTCGGCTTCACCTCGTCGAGCGGGCTGTATTCGGACTATGAGACGTGGCTGGAAAACGGCGGCGTGTCGAACAGCAGTAAGACGATGGCACAGGGGCCGTTCATTGCGCTGCTGTCTGGCTTCAACACGTCGCTCAAGAACGGCGAGGGCGAGCGAATCCTTTCGACGCTCGACAAGAGCTGGCCAATGATGACGAGCGAGCAGAAAGCAGAAATGCAGAAATTGCTCAAGCAGTATGGTTATTCCTACGAGGAGGGCTAAATGGGACGACTTGTTAAGACAACGCCTGCGGCACAGGAGCAGCAGGAAGAAAAGCGCACGGTGGTCGGCACCGGCGCGCACGGTCGGCTTGTAAAAACAGGGGATGTGCAGCGCACATCCCCTGCGGCGAATACGGCGAAGACGCCGACGGCACAGAGCGTTTATCAAAAAGCGCTGGACGAGGCGATGATGAAACGCGCGGCGGCGGATCGGAAGAACCGGGAGCGGGGGCGCAGGAGCTCCAGCCGCTCGCACGCGCAGGAAGTGCGCGAGATCACCGGCGACAAGACGAAAAAGAGCATTACCCCCATCATCAAGAGCGCGGCGGCGGGCTATGCGGCGGATATGGCCGGCGCGGCGGACACGCTGCTGCGCGCGCCGAGCGGACTGAACTACGCGGCGAGCCAGGAGCGCGGAGAGATCGAGGCCTCGAAAAAGAACATCGCCGCCTATACCGAAAAGCTCAAGGCGGCGAAGACCGAGGAGGAACGCCAGCAGTGGCAGGCGCTCATTGACCGCAACAAGCGCCTCATCGAGATCAACAGCAAGGCTGCGGACGAGCGAGCGAAAAACTATCGGGACGCGACGAAGGGCGCGCAGGAGAAGCTGCAAGGCACCTACCAGAAGCTGCGCAAGATCGCGTCCGACAACATGGAAAAAGCCAACGAAGGGCTTACGCCGGTCGGCAAGTACCTCAATAACGTCGGTGCGGCAGGCGCACAGATGGTCGCCGACGCGGCGCTCGGCGGCGGCAGCGCGCTCGGCCCGATGTTCCTGCGCGTATTCGGCGGAAACTCGCAGGAGGCGATGGAGACGGCGGACAAGCCCGGCATGAGCGCGGCGGAACAGCTGGACGCACAGAACCGGGCGCTGCTGTACGGCACGGCGAGCGGCGCGGTGAGTATTGCGACGGAAAAGATCAGCAACGTCGCAGCGCCGTTCAAGAAAGCGTTCGGCGGCGGCTTCCTCGACAAGGCCATCGACGGTGCAATCGCCAAGATGAACGGGAACGCGGCGGGACGGCTCGCCCTGTCGTTTCTGTCCGAAGGCGGCGAGGAAGTCATCGAGGACATCGTGCAGCCCGCCTTGCAGACGATCTACACCAAGAAGCGGCACGAAAACCTCGGAGAATACTTCAGTGAGCTTGACGCGGCGGAGATCCTGAACGACTTCCTCGTCGGCGGTGCGCTCGGCCTGCTGGGCAGCGGCGTAGAGGGCGTTCAGCGAAGAAGCGCGCAAATCGAGACCGAGCGCGCCGCGGCGGAGACGAAGGAGGCCACGCCGTCGGCGGAAGCGATGACGCCGGAAGAGACCGCACCGACAGCACAGCAGCCGGTGCAGCAGCAGAACACCATGCCCGCACAGCCTGCGCCGACGTCTGAGAGCGCGCAGGGCACGGGTGGTGGTAATTTGACGCCCACACAGCCGAATGCCGCACAGGGCGCAGCAGAGGGCAAAGCGGACGCCCTGGACGCGGGCAAGCGCGTGAATCTTCTTGAGTACAGCAACGAGCAGAACGCGCAGAAGGTTGAAAACGGTTTGAAAGACGGCACGCTGGCCGTGGACGCGAAAGAGAATATCTATCGCGTGAATGAGGATCAGCACATCGACCGGCGCGACAGCGCGAGCGTGGGCGAGAGAAGCGTGAACGCCTTCCAGTTCGACCACCCCGAGCTGCACAACTATTACGCGGACGCGGCGGCAGTCCTACAGGAGGAGATGAGCTTTGCTCAAAAGGGCGGCGAGCTCATCCGCCGGACGAACCGCGAGGCGGGCGACGACGAATACATCCGCACCAAGCGCGGCGTGAGCGAGCGCATCGCGCGGCTGCTGGATGACGAGGGCGTGCGCTACGATGACATCGACCGCTCGCTCGACGCGATCATTCACAACCACGGGCAGGAAAACTTCGCGGCGGCGAAGCGCGTAGAGCTGCTGCTGGATGACATGCTGGCAAACGGCTATACGGATATCCACGGGCAGCACATTGCACCGAACGAAGAATACATTGCAGCAAAGAAAGCCATCCCCGGCGCAGACATGAGCGAGCGGACACACGAAGAGCTCCCGATCTACGATATGCCGGAGGGGCAGAACGGAGGAATTGACAATGCAGGACAAGAAGCACAAAACGATGCCGCGGGGGCTGAGCTTGCCGACGCTGGAGAAAGAGGCACACCAGGCGAGGTCAACGCAGCGCGTGCACTATCTGATGGAGCTGCCGAACGGGGAGAGCGCCGGGGTAACGGAAGAGAATCTGAGCACATTCCTCGAGAAGTACGGAACGTCGGCGGAGAAGACGGAAACGCGCTGACGGTACAACAGCGGCTTGCGGCATCCGGTATCTCACAATTCATCAGCCCGCGGGAGGCCAACGTGCCGAACGGCGCAAGCGGCGATAACACCGTCACCATCTTTGACGAGGCGGACTGGGACCAGGAGCTTATCGGCGCGGCGGACTGGGCAAAGTCCAAGGGCGTGAAAAAGGTGACAGCGCTGCTGGGCGTCATCAAGGTTGAAAAGGACGGGAAAACCGGCAGAATTTTCGGCGCGTTCAACGCCGACACGGGCGAAATTTTCGTCAATGCCGGTTCAGTGCAGCGCAGCGTGAGCGAGACGATCGAACATGAAACAGCGCATTATCTGGCCGAAGTGGCGAGGCGCGAGAATGTCAGGACGTTTATGCGCGACGTTCAGAGCCGGTATAGTAGCGAAGAGTGGGGCAAGGTGTACGATGCCTACTTTGACCGCTATGCAGCGCTGACGGGCGACTACGCGGGAATGAGCGAGAGCGATATCGAGCTATACGTATGGGAAGAGATCATGGGCGACGCCTATGCCGAGATCGACCAGTATGACGAAAAGGCGAGCCGATTCAACCGAGAGGCCGAAAGCGTGCTGTCGCAGAGCGGACAGGAAAGTGAAAGTGTCTTACAGAGCGAACGCACGCCGGGCGCGGTGGAACAAGGCCGCGAGACCGCAGCGGCGACGGAACGCAGGACGGGACCGCCTGAGAAGTTCAGCGTGCTCGAAGAGGTTGAAGGGGAAAACGGTACATACGGCAAGGGCGTCATGCTCGACACGAATCTCTTTGACGGAATCCGCCCAAGAGACTGGGGCAAGACGCTCGGCCGATACGTCTATAACAATATGGCCGGAATGGAGCTGACGGCATACGACGCGGCCGGAAAGCCTGAAACGATCTATCTTGCCCGCACAAACGACCGCGTGCAGAAAGACGGCGCAAAAAACAGCCACAAGGTCATCGACAAGCTGGCAAGAAGCACGGGCGACAATATACGCAGCCTTGCGGTCGTCCACCTTGACGAAGCGCTCACGACGTCCAGATATGAAAACTCCACCGATGAACACAATCATCAGTGGATGGATGAAAACGGATGGGAACACAGAAAGACATATCTGCAAGACCGATCCGGCAATATTTACGAGGCAACGCTGAACATTGCGGACGGACGGGACCGCAAGATCCTATACGACATCAACAACATTCGGCTGGTGGACAAAGCAAAAAGCCCCGACAAGCACACTGCTGCCGAGGCAAAAGCCGGAGAAATTACCGGCGGCGCCGTGCCCTCAGCCGTTACCGGAGGGGCTCGCTCAACATCACGTAATTTCTTCGAAAAGAGAATAGCAGACCGCGGCGGAAATGTCAAGTCACCGACGCTGGGCGATGAGACCCGGCAGCAGATCATGGGCGAAGAAAACAAGGACACGGCGCCACTCCGCAATGTCGGCATTGAAACTGCCGAGCCGGTGACACGCGCCGATGACCTTGCGGACGCGAGCGTATCACAGAACAAAGGCGATGTCAAGCCAGCAGGTCGATTTTCGGTAAGCGACGGCGCGGCGGAACAACTGGACCAGGGCAGCAGGGATACCGTCGGCAAAGAGCTTGCAGACGAAGAGATCGACAGGCAGGAACGAGCCTATGAAAAGGCGGAGCGAGACAGTAAACGCGGAGATTATTTGTCAATTCCCGCAGAGTGGAAGACAAAGCTCGAGCGCGCACGGACGGCGGCAACGAACAACATCAAGCCATCCGGCTTCGACAGCTACGATGCCTATCTCGATGCGCTGGACAAGCAGCGCGCGGCGGATCGGGCTGAGCGGCTGCGCGTCAAGAGCCGGGACGAATTCAAGGGCACAAAAGCGCTCGACGAGCTGGGCGTGAAGATTGCGAACAGCGCAGGCATTTACCACAATGCAGAACAGCTTATCGCCAATGACAAGGCGGCAAAGAGCATCCAGAACGCAACGAAGCGCGCCGAGCAGCGCTTGGGCGCGGCGCGGCGGGAAAAGACCATCGCACGAGACATCGCAAACGGTGAGCGCTCGATGGCAGATATCCCTCGCAGCGTGAAAAAGTCGCGCGTGCTTGAGCTCGTGGACTATTACACGGCACAAAAGGCGACGAAGACGGGGCTCTTGCAGCAGCAACGCATCGAGATCAATGACGCGCTGCGCGAGCAGGCGCGCGAGCTCATCGGAACAGAAGCGCCGGAGATCAACCGAAAGGGTCTGAGAAAGCTCTTCGACCCGAGTAAAGGCCTTGTGCTTTACCATCGCACGCCGCAGCGCATTATGCGCGCTCTCTTTGGCTGGAAGCAGGGCCAGCAGATCAACGAGGCTGTTTTCGAGCCGGTCTACGAGAACGAGCAGGAGCGCAAGCGCTTCATCAACCGCATGTTTGACGAGGTTCGAACCTTTGAAGGCGCGGACGGCAAGAAAAGCGCACTGAACAAGAACGAGAGCGCCTTTGCGCAGAGATTGAAAGAGGGACGAACCGTCGAGGAACTGGTTGAAAAGTCCGGCGCGGCGGAAAGAATCAGAGCGGCGGCGGAGAACCTGAAAAACGGCGCGGAGATGAAAGATACCGCACGGGAATTCAGCCTCGACAAAGGCTCGCGCGATCTGGCGCGGCAGTATGCCGACTGGCTGCAAACGCAGGATGACTACGCGGCGGCGAAGAACGTAGACCGCACGAAGGTTGAGAAAGCGATCGAGAAATACACAGAGCTCTATGACAAACTCTATGCCGCGATCAACGACTTCCTTGTAGCGCACGGGTACGAGCCCATCGGCTTTATCAAAGGCTACGCGCCGCACTTTCAGACGAGCGAGGCAAACGGAAAGCTCGAGAGCGCACTCAAAGCAATCGGCGTCGACCTCGGCTCCGGCGTGGGCAAACTGCCGACGAGCATCGCAGGTCTGACGAAATCCTTCAAGCCGAACAAGCGGTACAATCCGTTCTTCCAGCACCGCAGAGGCGATGAGACGGACTACGATATCGTCAAGGGCTTCGAGACATACGTGGACTATGCGAGCGACGTGCTGTATCACACGGACGACATCATGCGCGTGCGTCAGATGGCAAACTACCTGAGGTCGACATTCGCACCGGAAGAGATGAAGGCGGACATCGACCAAATGGAGGCCATGCGTTACGCTCCGGCGGATGTGAAGGAAGAATACTTGCGCGATAAAAAGAAGATCACAGGTGATACCTTCCTGAGCTATGAGGACCTGACAAACCTGATGGAACAGTACACAGACGAGAAGTACCGCAGCATCGCCGATGCGACGGAATTCAGCGATCTTGTTTCATGGATGGATGATTACGCGAATAAGCTGGCAGGCAAGCAGCTTTTCGAGGACCGCGCAATGGAGCGCGAGGTCGGGCGCGAAGCGCTGAACGGCGCGAAGAAGCTCAACCGCATGTTCGCCCGTGCGAACGTGGCAGGGAACCTCTCGTCGGCACTGAACCAGACGGCACAGCTGCCGATGATCGCAACCGAGCTCGGACAGAAGTACACATGGCGCGCCGTGGGCGATATCCTGAACGGGAAGACGACCGGCATGAGCGCGTTTCGCGGGGAGAGCGACTTCCTGACGGAGAAGAGCGGCATTGACTATATCCAGAGCACCAAGGGTGAAAAAGCGATAGAAAAGCTATTCAGCCCGCTGGAAAAGGTCGATACTCTCGTCAGCACGATCGCTGTGCGCGGCAAGTACCGTATGGAGCTGGACGCGGGCAAGAGCCCGAAGGAGGCGATGAAAGCGGCGGACCGCTGGGCGCGCGATATCATGGGTACACGCTCAAAAGGCTCAGTGCCGCTGACGTTCCAGTCGAAAAACCTTATCGCACAAATGCTGAACATGTTCCAGGTCGAGGCAGCGAACACCCTCGAGCACATCACTCAGGACCGGCTCGGCCCCGGCTTCAAGGAAATGGCCGCGAAAATCGGCAAGGATAAGGCCATTAAAAAGCTCGCAAGCGACGCCATTGCCTATATGCTGCTCGCATTCCTGCTCAACCGGTTGGACGAGGATGCCTACGGCGGAACGCCTGCGCCGTTCGATGTCCTCGGCATGGGGTTGAACGCCGTCGCGTCCGGCAATGGACTGACATCAAGCGACATGCTCAAGATGATCGCCGATGACGTAACCGAAAACATCTTCGGCGAGCGCCTTTTCGACACCGATCCAAACGACATGAACGACGAGTTTGACGGCTGGTCGGCGGCGGAAGATACGCTATACAACATCAGCAACGATGTACCGTATGTGCGCAACGTGGCGGGCCTGATGGGATGGGGCGACCAGACGTTGCCAATGCCCGACATCGTTGGCGCAGCGGGGAAGACGAAAGACGCACTCAAGAAAGCAGATAGTGCGGGCGAATTTTGGGCAGAGGTCGCGAAGCAGCTCGTGGGCCTCGCGGGCGACACGCTTCCAGGCGGCCGCCAAGCCGAAAAGATGCTGCAAGGCGGCGATGCTGTGATTCGCGGCGGGTCGTATCAGGGCTTTGGCGACAGCAAGAGGCTGCAATATCCGGTGAATTCACCGCTGGAAGATCCGTTTGAAGCTCTGCGCGCGGCGCTCTTCGGTAAGAACGCGCTGAACGAATCGCGTGTATATTGGGCAGAAGGCGGAAAGGCGCTGAGCGCATCGCAGACAGCGCTCTATCAGGAACTCGTCGACAGCGGCATGAGCCGCAAGAAAGCATACGAGACCATCAGAGACTTCAACGACGCGACGGCCGATCTGGAAGCCGACAAGGACGAGAACGGCAATCCCGTCAGCGGAAGCAAGAAAGAAAAGGTCGTCGAGGCGATCAACAAGCTGCCGCTGAGCCGGAAGCAGAAAGACAAGCTCTATCTCAGTAAGAATTACAGCGAGAAAGACCTTGGCGAGATGCCGTGGAACTAAGAGAAAGACGAGGCCGAAAGGCCTCGTCTTTCTTTTG